GTTATTGGTAAAGTTCCAGAAATGGTACCAGATTGGATGGAAGAAAACAGTGGATTTTGGGTACAAAATTCAACAGGTTTGGTAGATGTGTGTTACCAATTCGTACAAGCATGGTTAGAAGATTCTGAACCAAAAGATAGGTATGAAAAAATGTTAGAAATGTCAACTAAATACACTATTTCAGAAATGAAAAACTCTGTGGAAACTATTTACGGAGAATTAGTTGATGAAAGAATTAAAGAATTTGAAGCAACAATGCCACAAGATGAAGAAGTGGATAATACTGTAGTAAAAGAAGAAAATTAATATGAGTTCAATATCAGTAATTTTACCTATACATAAAATAGGTAATGAAAAAGAAGAGGAATATTTACACAAAGCCTTAAAGAGTGTAGACGAACAACACGTTTTACCTAATGAATTATTAATTGTTATACCTAGTGGTAGTGACATTAAAAAATTTGTTGATAATTATGAGTTCCAAAATTTAAAAAACATAAGATTTGTTATAAATGATGATGAGACAGATTTTTGTTCACAAGTTAATATTGGGGCTGAAGAAGTTAAAACCGATTATTTCTCTATTTTAGAGTTCGATGATGTTTATTCTGGTATTTGGTTTGAAAATGCTCTACAATATATTGAAGCTTATGATGTAGATATGTATTTACCTATCGTTATTGATATGAATGTGGAAGATAAGTTTTTACATTTCACCAACGAAGTGGTATGGGCTAAAGAATTTTCAGATAAACAAGGGTTTTTAGATAATGATGCATTATTAAACTACCCAAAATTCCAAATTAGTGGTTCAGTTATTAAAACAGAAGTTTTCAATACAATAGGGAAACTAAAACCTAGTGTTAAAGTACAATTTGGTTATGAGTTTATGTTAAGAATGAGTTATTATGATAAGAAAATAATGACAGTACCTAAATTAGGGTACAAAAAAATCAATATGAGACCAAATAGTCTATTTTGGGGTTATGAACATGGTGAAGAAAAAATGAACCCAATTGAATCTAAGTTTTGGTTTAATGTGGCTAGAAAGGAGTCCTATTTTAAATCTGATAGAGGTATAACATACGAAGAAACAGATGAAATAACCCAATAATGGCTAAACGAGGGAGAAAGGCAAAAGCTAATCTTTATTGGGGTCCAGAACAGGAACAAGCTGTGGTGGATTTCTTAAATGTAGGTCAAGTTATAGAAATACAGATGGGAGGGGTAAAAACCCCCCCTAAAGTTATATGGTCCGGTAATACTAAGGAAGAACGAGAAAGAAATAGAATATATAAGGATTGTCTTAAAGACCCATTAAATAAAATGGTAGAAAGTATTATACGTAGGTATAAGTTATTTTCTAAACATATGGAATATGAGGATTTACACTCAGATACTTTATCTTTTTTGATAATGAAATTCCATAAATTTAAACCAGATAAAAATAAAAAATCTTACTCATATTTTGGTACAATAGTTAAAAGATATCTTATAGGTACATTAATTAAGGAAGATAAGAAATTGAAGACGTTGATTAGTTACGAAGACATTTCAACCAGCTTAGAAAACGATGAAGAATTATCATATAGTATAGACGATTATAGTATAAATTTAAGTGAATTAATGGATACCGTATCTAGTGAAATAAAAAAAGAACTGGTGGAAAATATACTCAGTGATAACGAAATCAATGTTGGTACAGCTTTAATTAAAATATTAGATGATTGGGAAAATTTATTTGATACTGTACCTGGTAACAACAAATTTAATAAAAATCTTATACTATATTATATGAGGGAAATGACATCTTTAAGTACTAAAGATATCCGTAATTCAATGAAAAGATATAAAGTTATATATGATATCATAAAAAAAGACTTGATTTAGATATTTATATTAAAAAACTATCATGGGAAGACCACCAAAAAAGAAAGTAAAATTATCAGAAGATTCTTTTTTATCTATTGCTCAAGAAACTTATAATGAGTTAGTAGAACAAAGAAGTACTTGTATTAGACAAATTAATGAAAATAAGAAAAAGGTTGATATAGAAGATATGCATGACCTTTCTACTATTAATAAAGCTAATACTGATTTATTGAAAATTGTGGATAATACTATGGATAAGAAAATAAACCTAATAAAGTTAATGTCCACCCTAATATTCAAATCTGGAAGTAGTGGTAGTGGTGGTAAAGTTGTAGACGAAAATTTAACACCAGAAGATTTAGACATGTTAGAAAAAATGTTTGGTGACAAACCTGATGAAAATGATGGTGGGTACAAAATTAAAGATTAATGGGATTTATTGACGATAAAAGTAAGATTTCAGATTTAATTAATCAATCCGAGGTTTTAGGGTCTTTACCTAAAACTCGGTCAACATCTTCTATTGCCTCAGTTGCATCAAAATCAAAAAATTTATTACCCTTTCTATTAGACATGACTAATCAATCATGTCAAGACCATTATATACTCTCTAATAGTGAAAATAGTGACCCAAACATGACTAAAAAATGTGAAGTTACTAGAATCTTAATTGAGATATTAATAAAATTTTTACCGGCTTTAGTTAAAATAATAAAAGAGGGTATAATAAAATCTATAAAAGCATCCTTTAATTGTGGTAATGACACGATTATACCTAGTCCGGCACCAAGTGTAGCTGTAACATTAGATAATATAGACCTAAAAAGAATGTTAAAAACGGATGTTAATACATTAAGTGGTAGTTTAACTATAGGTTCAGATTCTAGTAAGGATTTAAACAGATTCATTTATGACATAATACAAAACCCAGTTACAACTGGTGGTGGGTTAATAGCGTCACAAACATGGAAAGGGATTTTAGATTTTGTTTATACTGATACTGGGTCTTTAATTATAACAATAAACGGTAATTATGTTGGGAAAAACTTTGATGTATTCTTAAGAGACTTTATTAATTCAGTATCACTATTTGGTACTAATGGTTCTAGTAAGTTAGATATTGTGGGTAATATAATGAATTTAGTTATGGATAGTTTATTCGGTACTTTATCTGCTAATGCAACTATATCTATAGATGGTTTAATAGAAGAAGAACAGACAAAAATACTAATGGAAAAGATTTTCGAATCTGACCCATGTGAGTTAAATTCACAGGTAGATGAATCCTTCTTCCAATTTAATAATGAGGAACTAAGACTTATAGACGAAAGAGCTAAAGCTAGATACCAAGGATTTAACAGTATAGATATGGGTTGTGGTGTAGCAAAATCCTCTGTTAGAATAGAAGATTTGGTACAGATAAATGAGGACCTAAAAAACGCTGACCCAACTAAAATTAATGAAGTAATTGAACAAAGTTTTCAAAATTTAGCTGAATTAACATCTTTTGATGTTGAAGCTAAGGATAAACAAAATGTTAAGATAGGTTTTAGTACTAATTTCATTAAGGAGTTACCTAAAATTTTTACTGGTGTTATTTTTACACCAAAAATTATGGTATTATTTCAAATAGTTAATAAGTTATTTAGGGGTGTTAAATCCGATGTAACATCATCATACGAATTCACATTCCAAAATAAGGTATTTTTTACCTTTGTTGCTAGGGAATCTTTAGCGGCACTTTTAGAGATAGTATTCCAACAACTTAAAAGGGAAGCTACTAGGTTGATTTCTAGATTAGCAACTAAATTAATTACAGAACAAACTGATTTAAGATTGGCATCTATTTTAAGTATAACATATGGGATTACTAGTGGTTTATTAAGTTCCATACAAACACCTAACACATCAGAATTTAATTAATCATGGCTAACGAAAACATAAATTGTAAAGATATTAACCCTAATGAACCAGATTTTAGAAGTCCTAAATCTATATTGGCTTCAATATTAGGGTTATTTAAGTTACCTACTAGTATACAAACACCTTTCCCCTCACCACTTATATTAGCGAGTAAGGGAACTAGACAAGGGTTAAGTCCGTCTAAAATAGCCTCAAGAATTATTCAGAGACAATCAGAAGCGGGTGCCCCTACGGGTCCTTTACCTTCTGGTAAGGTTTCACCATCAGAAATAATGGAAAGGATAAGAGTAGAGGAAATAACTAAAGCTATTGTTAGTGAAATGGCTATAGATGTAGCTATACAACCTGGGACTGTTTTACAGGCCACTGGTACGGCAGCAGGGGTACCTGTAGTATCAGTTGGGACAATTGTGGGTATAGCATCAGGAAGTGCTTTAGCAAGATAATGAATAAACCAATAATAGGTATCAATTTAGGTGGTGGGGACACCAAGGGTAGTAACCAAGTATGGTTCTACGGTAGGGTTGTAACAACCAAAGACCCTTATGATGCTCACAGAATTAAGGTTAGGATTGCCGGTATCGATAATGTCTATGACAACGATACGAAGATATTAGAAGATGATGCTAATTGGGTGACACCTTTCCTACCTATGCATACTAATTCAGTCCCTAAAGTTGGGGAAACGGTTAGAATATTAATACAAGACCCAAACAATCCCTATATTAATAGATGTTATTTCGGTCCAGTTATATCACAAAAACAAAATATAGATTTTGACCCCTATTATTTTACAGCTAGAGCGGGTACTAATCAGAGTTTAACAAAACTAAAAAAACCTTGGGTAGATTACCCCAACACTAGAGAAGGTGATTGGGCTATTTTTCCAGAGAAAGAGGATATACAGTTACACGGTAGAGGCAATACCGACATCATTCTAAGAAAAAAGGATGATTATGAGGAAATAATATTGAGAACGTCTAAATGGGATTTTAACAATAGATTTAAGTTAAATAAAAAAAATCCAGCATATATTACAATAAACCATAGTAAGCCACTAAAAGAAATAGGGAACCAAATTGAAAGGGAACAGAAAAACCTACTTAATCTAGAGGAAGATAGGACACATATTAATGTTGTGTCAGATAATATTAATTTAATATCACATAAAGGTTCTTCAATAAACGGTGAATTACCTAGAATATTAAGTGGGGATATCTCAAAACAATTAGAAGCGGAAAAAAAATTACACCCTTTAGTGTATGGTGACCTATTTTGGGAGTTTGTTGGTTTAGTTAGGGATTATGTGACTAGTCATGTACACCCATACCATGGATTAGGTCCAGACCCATCGGGTGTTACCTTAGAACTAAACCAATGGATACAAAGAAACAGAGGTAATACAATAGAAAATTCAAACTTCTTATCAAAAGGTGTGAAGACTAATTAATATTCCTGCATATTTATATAAAAAAAATAAATGGGAATATTTCGTACATATTTTAGTAAAGATACCGTAATAATTAGGGACTCTTGTGTTAACACGGGTAGAAACCCTATCATTGAATTATTTCACGGAGGTTCAACCAATGTAAATAACTTAAAATATTCTAGATACCTTTTCAATGTGGATTTAACTGAATTACAGGATAAATTAACTAATAAGGAAATATCATTAAGTAGTTTAACACATAAAATAAATTTAACAAACACCTCTTGTTTTGATGAGGAGTTATTTTGTAAAACATATTGTGGTAGTTTTGGTGAAGTTAAAAGAGCTGTATCATTTGATTTAATATTATTTAAGGTACCAGAATCTTGGGACGAGGGTAATGGTTATGACTATGTGGAGGCCAAATCACTTTGTGATGTAGCTAATAAGGTTTTTTGTGAAAGTCCAGCCAATTGGTTAGATAGACAAACAGGTCAATCTTGGTTGGAGGAGGGTGTTTATGATGGTGACCCTACTTTATATACTGGTGGTTTCACAGCCAACACAGCAACAACAGAAAATTTAGTAATAGATACACAACATTTTGACCATGGTAATGAAAATATTTGTCTAGATTTAACAACATATATAAACGGTTTATTATTTAGTGGTGAGACTGAGGTTAATTTAGGTATAGCTTTTGAATATTCAGAAGAAGTTGCCCCTAGTTATGATGTATGTTATACTGGTTTCTTTAGTAAAGACACCAATACTGTATATGAACCATATTTAGAGACATCATTTGATAATGTAATTATTGATGATAGGGATAACTTTTTTTTAGATAAAGAGAATACACTTTATTTATATGTTAATGCGGGAGGTGAAGCTGTAAATTCACAAATATCTGGTGTTACCATATATGACCAAAATGATAACATATATTTACAAATACCACCCTCTGGTATTACACAAACAACAACTGGTGTTTATAGTGTAACTTTTACTGTGAGTGGTGATACCTCTAAAGATATTTGTGGTAATATACAATTCCGTGATGTATGGGAAGACGTTACCATTAGTGGTAAAAATTTGGGTGATGTAGAATTAGAGTTTATCGTTAAAGAATCTGGTAAATACTATAATATAGGTGCAACTAATGCTGCTACAACTAACGGTTTAGGGGTAGGCTTGGCAACAAATAAATCTATATATGATTATGGACTATCGTTCAGTGGTATAAGACGTCAGGAGAAGATTAAAAGGGGTGATACAAGAAGAATTAATGTTAATGTTTTGGTACCACTAAAGATTGACCAAACAGAGACAATAGGTAAAATATATTATAGATTATTTATTAAAGAAGGTAGAACACAGATAGAATATACTGATTGGTCTTTGGTTAATAAAACACCAGACGGTAATTATTTCATTATGGATACGTCTTGGTTAATCCCAAATGACTATTTCATCGAATTTAAGATAGAATCTGGTAATGAGGTTAGAACGTATGAGGATATTATAAACTTTGAAATTGTATCTGAAAAAGATTGGTGTTAGTGAAAAATCTAATTAAAAAAATATTGAGAGAGGACGATTTTGATTGGGGTGACTTTAATGAACACGATGAATTAACTACTATAGATGACTTCATACAAAGAGAGGTACCAGAATTCTATAATGAATATTCTGATAATATAACTATAATAGAATTTGAGGGTGGGGAAATATATACAACATGGTCAAAAGATTATGCAGGAGTTGATTATGATATGTTAGAAACAGATTATTTTATAGAGTTTAGTGAGATGAGACACACAAAAAATATAATAGAAGAGTCTCTTGATGAATTTATAGAATCAGTTAGAG